TACAGCACAACTTCAGGTAAAAACCACCACAAAGAATGCCATTGCTGAAGCAGTGGAGTTGTGGCATCCGGTCATTGATTTGGAAGGTTTTATTGACCTTCAGAGCGGTCAGGCCGGATATAACAACTATAATGCAAAAATTCAGGAATCCACGCATGTGTTTGTGGGTGATTACAAGCCCATTCCGGACACTTTAATCATTGAAGGTAAAAAGGTTAAGGTGTCCGCAGAAAGCACAAGAATGGTGGCAGATTCGCAAGTGTATGATGTAAAGCTGATTGATGATCCAATGGGATTGCATGAGCAGTGGGAAATCTATCTTGCATATACAGGTGGGCAGTGACATGGCAGATTTTGAATTCACAGACAACAGTATAAAGGTTAAAGCTGAAATTGAAGCAGCAGTGATTGCATGGCTTTATGAAGCCGGTGGTGAACTGGAAGCAAAGACCAAAAGAAACACCAACCCACCGCATTATGGTGAACATGATGTGAAGAACAGTTGGAATTATATTGTGAATGAAGGTGAATTGGAAGCCACTATTGGAAGCGCAATGGAAGCAGCCTTTTGGGCAGAGCTTGGAACCGGTGAACACGCATTGAACCATGACGGAAGAAAAGGATGGTGGGTGTATGTTGAAGGCAACAACAACAGAGCCGAAAACCAAAAGTATTATACAGAAGAAGAAGCCAAGGCAACCGCTGCATTCATGCGTGCAAATGGGTTTCCTGCACATGCCACAAACGGAACCGAACCGGTAAGGCCATTATTTAATGCCTTTAATGCAAGGAAGGAAGCCTTGATAAGAAGGTTTGAAGAAATAATGAATGAGAGGACAAAAAAATGACCATAGCAGGACTTGAATTCATTGGCAAGGAACTTCTTGGCCTTGGCATCAATTATGAATTTGGCAGGTGGAATTCAGAACCGGTTTATCCCTATTTTGTGGGAAACACTTCTGAAGTAACCAAAGAAGATTATCCCAAAGAAACAGCCTTCATACTGGAAGGCTTCACAAGGGGTTCCAAGCTTGAATTATTACAGGCAAAAGAAGTAATTGAAAATCATTTTGAACGTGGAGTAACAGCCATCCTTGAAAACGGTTCAGGGGTGGCTGTTGTCTATGATGATGCAAATTGTGACATTCCCACAGGGGATGCCAGTTTGAAGAAGATACAAGTAAATCTTACAGTGAAAGAATGGAAGGTGAATTAACATGAGTATTAAAACAGGTGTTACAACAGGCACACCGGCCAAGATTCCTTTTGGCGCAGGTGTTTATTTTGAAGGTGTGACATACAGTGAAACTGTTGCACCGACAGAAGAAGAAGTAAGAGCAGGACTTCTTGGTGCAACACAGGATGGTGGAAGTTTCAGCATCACACCTGAATTTTTTGTGCCTGAACTTGATGGTGTGACCGTAGCGGTTGCAGAACTTGAAGAAAAAGTTGGTGAAAAAGCACAGATGGAAGTTTCATTTGCGGAACTTACACCGGAACTTGTTGCAAAGCAGGTGATTGGTAACATTTCAGAATCAACTGACAAGAACTATGATGTGATTACATCTTCAGACAAGATTGCACCGGGCCACTATTATGAAGGATTCGGCTTCTATGGTGAACATCTTGACGGAAGGCCCATGATTGTTGTGTTTAAAAAGGCATTGTGTACATCAGGGCACACAATGGAAAACAAGAACAAAACAAACACAGTGTTCAAGGGTACGATTGAATGCCGGTCAGACATTGAGTATGGCACAACAAAGCTTCCGTATGTAATCTTCATCCGCAAAACAACCGGATGGGTAAGAGAAGATGTTGCCAATGTAGAAGTTAAGGAATAATGAAAGGGATGTGAACCTATATGAGCAATTTAGAAGTAATTGATAAAGCTATTGAAGATATGGCCGAAAAGGCAGAAAAAGCAGCGGCCATTGAAGAAGCAGAAGCAGTAGAAACAACCACAGAAGCGGTTGAAGAAGCAGAAGAAAGCACAACAGATGGTGAAGGAACAGAAACAACCACAGAAGAGGTTGAAGAAGTCATTGAAAGACCATATGAAATGCGCAAGCTGAACAATGGTGATTTTTCACCTGTACTGAAAATCTTGACCAAAGTGCTTCCTGATGATTTGAAGGGTGCATTCGCACAGGTTATCACCGGTGAAAAAACCCTAAAAGAAATTGGTGGAATGGTAGCCTGTGACATGCTTGTCATGGTAGTAAAGAACATTCCAATGGCACAGAATGAAGTAGATCGTTTTTGTGCAAGCATGATTGGCAAAACGGTTGAAGAACTGAATGAAATGGAATTTGGTACAACCGCTTTGATTTTGTATGATGTATTCGGTGATGCAAAAAACACAAGTTTTTTCAAGGTACTTTCCAAATTGCTTTAATGGGTGAATTCAGGTTCATGGATTTGCTGTATTCAAGATACAGCAATCCAATGGACCTGATGCATTACTACATGAACCAAGGGCGGTTTGGGGAGTTTGTAACTAATATTATTGAATTGGAGCATGAGCGGAAGAAGGAAGAAGAAGCAAAACTGGAAGAACAGAAGCTGTGGTCATTATACATTCACAGCATGTCAGAAGATAGTTTCAACAATTGGAAGAAGAAAGTGTTGCAACCGGCAAAACCGGGGCACACAAGGGATGAAGATATGACCACAAGTGATGCATTGGGCATTGTAAACAGATTTCTTCCGCAAAAATAAAGGTGAATGCTTATGGAATTGTTCAAATTATTCGGCACTATTGCTGTGAACAATACAGAAGCAAACAACGCACTTGAAGATACCACCAACAGGGCGCAGGATTCCGCAAATGAAACGGAATCAGCCTTTTCAAAGATTGGCAAGGTGGCAGGTACTATTGCAAAAGGAATAGGAATAGCCGGGCTTGCAATTGGTGGTGCCTTCTTTGGTGCGGTAGAAAGTACAAGAGAATACCGGGCAGAAATGGGGTTGCTTGAAGCTGCCTTTCTAACAGCCGGGCATTCATCAGAAGAAGCAAAAAGAACATATTCAGATTTGAATGCAGTGCTTGGTGATTCAGGCGCAGCGGTGGAAACATCACAGCATTTGGCCAAGATTGCAGACAATGAAAAGGAATTAACAGAATTAACAGACATCCTGACAGGAGTGTATGCAGAGTTCGGTTCAACAATTGATATGCCCGGTTTGGGGGAAGCAATTTTGCACACAAGTGAGCTTGGCGAGGTGCAGGGCACCTTGGCAGACGCATTGGAATGGAATGGTATCACTGTTGAAAGTTTCAATGAAAAGCTTGCAAAATGTGCAGATGCAGAAGAAAGACAGGATCTGATAACCAAGACATTAAATGAAACATACAGCAAGGCATCTGAACAGTATAAGAAAACCAATGCTGATGTAATGGAAGCACGCAAGGCACAAGAAAGGCTGTCAGATGCAATGGCTAGAGTTGGGGAAGTCGGGGAACCGGTAATGACCGCAACCAAGAATGCCATTGCAGGTTTGGCAGAAAAGGCAGTGCCGGTGATTGAAAAGATGGTCAATGGATTCCGTGATGGTGTGACTTGGATCAAGCAGAATCAAGACACAGTACAGGCATGGATTGGTGTGATTATCGGTGCAACAACAGCAGTTGGAACCTTTATTCTGATTATATCTTGGGGTAAGATAATGACCGCAGCGGCAAACGCAATCAAGGTTGTCAGGACCGCAATGCTTGCCTTCAATGCAGTATTGCTTGCAAATCCTGTTGGATTGGTTGTGGCTGCACTTGCAGGGCTTGTGGCTGCCTTCATATATCTTTGGAACAATGTTGAAGGTTTCAGAAATTTTTGGAAATCAGCATGGTCCACCATCAAATCATTGGCTTCATCCGCAGGAAAAGCAATACAAAAGGCCCTTGTGGATGCATGGAATGGTGCGAAAAAAGCATGGTCCGGTGTTGGAAAATTCTTCCGGGATATTTGGTCAAACATCAAAAAAGCCTTTTCATCCACAAAATCATGGTTTTCCAATTTGTTCAAATCTGCATTGAATGGTGTGAAATCTGCTTGGAATGGGGCAAAATCCTTCTTTTCAGGCATATGGTCAGGCATCAAGGGTGTGTTTGGTTCTGTGGGTTCATGGTTCCGCAGCACATTCCAAAAAGCATGGTCAAATATAAAATCCGTGTTTTCCGGTTGGGGTTCTTTCTTTTCCGGGTTATGGTCAAAAGTGAAGTCAAAATTCGGTTCAATCGGAACTTCTATTGGCACAGCAATGGGAAATGCGGTGAAAAATGGAATGAATGGTGCGCTTTCCAAGGTGGAAGGTGCTATCAACAAAGGAATTGGCCTGATAAACAGTGCCATCCGGCTTGCCAATAAGCTTCCGGGCATCAATGTTG